AAGCGATGGCAGCAGATGCGGTTTTGATCATGGGATTAAATAACCGTCCCAGAATCCTACCGAGCGATCTTGGTAGTCAGTTACAAGAGTGTCTTCCCAAAACAAAACCCCTTCCGGTTGGCGCGGAAAGGGTCTTGCTGCACACCCATGCGAGTTCAGCTTAGTAGCTTTCTGGTGGATGGGAAAGGGGTCCGCTATCGAATGGATCCTTTCCGCCTTTCGAGATGATTACGGCTCTGACGTAGTAGTGGTTGTCAGTTTTCCCCGCTTTCTCTAGCTGCTCTTTGATCTTCAGCCAGTTGTCGCGGGTTCGCTGATCCACCTATCTGCCCTGCCCGCGATACCTCTTTTTATTGTGGCGAGGACGTGAATGTTGTCCAGCGCCCTGTCGAGTGCGCTTCGGCTTGCCAGGGCGGTGCTCAACACGCCCTAGCGCGGTTTTCGATTTGACAGCCATTAGCCGCCCATATTCAGCAGAAGTTGCGCGCTGATCCTAGTGCTGCTTTCGACGTAATACACCAGCACGTCAACCTTGCCGCTAGTGCTAGTTGCGGTCGGTGCGGTGCCGCCAGCGAACTTCCAGTAGGAGCCAAAGGCGACCGTATAAGCGCCGTTGTAGGTGATCGCAATAGCGCCGCTCTGTCCAGCCGTCAGGTTGGAAGGGTTGGCGATGGTGGTGTTAGTCGAAAGGCTGATTGAGAAGTTGTTTGAGTTGTTGAAGTTCGGCGTGATGGTCGAAGCACTGCTTAGTGCGTCAACCTGACCGCGACATGCGGCGTTAAAGGTCAGGATGCCGGTAGCAGTGTCGTTGGCGTTGGACCTAAGCAGACCGGCATAGTCTGACGAACCAGAAATAGTGCCAGTGACGTTAATGGCATAGGTCCCGCTAAGCCGTGCAGATGGAACCGTGCCAGAGCTGAGATTGCTCGCGTTCAGGCTGCTCAGACTTGCACCGCTACCGCTGAACGTGCCAGCAGAAAGCACGTTGCTAGACGGGTTGTAGGTAAGGCTTGAATCCTCGTTAAGACGCTTGAAAGCGGCGGTTGTGTTATCGACAAAAGTCAGATAACGGGTTGCATTGGTCGAGTCGTCATTTTCAACGTAGGACTCAACAGTAATGTTTGCCGAACCGTTGAAGCTGACACCGTTGATGGTGCGGGCTGTTTGAAGCGTGGTTGCTGTTGCCGCGTTACCTGTGCAGCTGGCAGAACTTCCGCTGGTGTTCTGGTTGCCGGTGGTGTTGACCCCAGGCAAGTTGATGTTTGCAGAACCGTTGAACGAAACACCGCCAATGGTGCGAGCCGTTTGTAGAACGGTTGCGCTGGCAGCGTTGCCGCTGGTGTTTTGGTTCCCAGCAGTGTTGACGCCAGGGAGGTTGATGTTTGCCGAGCCGTTAAACGACACGCCGCCAATCGTCCTGGCGGTTTGCAGCACAGTTGCGCTAGCCGCGTTGCCAGTACAGCTGGCGGAGCTGCCGGTCACGCTGATGCCGTAAGAGCCCGATAGCCTTCCCGAAGGAACGGTGCCGGTGCTCAGGTTGCTGGCGTTAGAGCCGACCTCAACAACGCTGCCACCATCTGTCTTGGTGAAAACGCCGCCGTCACTGGTGTTGACCAGCAGCTCAGCGGTCTGGCTGAAGTTGCCCGCAGCGGGGTTACTGGTCCCCCGCTTATGCCGAATAACGTTCGCCATTGGTCACCTCAGAACGTGCCGCCATCAAAGGTGATCCCGTCAATGGAACCGCCAGTGATGCTCACGCTGTCAGAGTCTTGCGTTGCGATGGTGCCTAAGCCCAGGTTGGTCCGTGCGCCAGAAGCAGAGGTCGCTCCAGTGCCACCGTCACCAACTGCCAGGGTGCCGGTGATGCTTGAGGCGGCAAGGTCAACAGCAAGCTCAGTGCTTTCAATGACTAAGCCGCCGTTGGCTTTCAGGTCAACCGAAAACTCGGTGCCGGTCAGATCGAGACCATCACCAGCGGTGTAAGTGGTGTTGGTGTCGGTTGCAGCGATCGTGATGCTGCCAGTGCCGTTGGTGATGCTGATGTTCGAACCAGCAGTCAACGTCGCCTTGGTCAGCGTGTTGCCGGTGGTGTTGCCGATCAGCAACTGACCGTTGGTGAAGCTGGTTTGACCGGTGCCGCCCTTGTTGACTGCAATGGTGCTTGCAGACCAGGTGCCGGAAGTCAGGGTGCCGACGCTGGTCAGGCTGGATCCAGTAACGCCCGATCCGAGGGTGCTGCCGCTCAGGACAGAGGTCCCGGCAATCTTGAACTCTTTGCCAGAGGCGAGGTCGATGTGCTCGCTGGAAGTCCAGCTATCAGTCGAATCGACCCAGTTGAAGGTTTTGTCGGTGGTGCCCTTAAGGGTGATGCCACCGCCATCTGCCGAAGCATCGCTCGGGCTGGCAGTAGAGCCCAGCTCGATGTTCTTGTCGTCCACCGAAACGGTGGTTGAGTTCACAGTGGTGGTCGTGCCATCTACCGTGAGATCCCCGCTCACCGTCAGGTTGTTGCTGAAGGTGGTGTTGCCGCTCAGGGTTGCACCGCTCAGGTCAACCGTTCCGGTGAACGTTTTGTTGCCGGAGATAGTTTGTGCGGTGGTCAGCGTGGTGAAGGCACCAGAGCCACCAATGGCTAAAACGGTAGTCGCTGTACCTCCAGCGCCTCCCGTCCCTTCGCCGTAATAAAGAGTGTCGTCCTGCTCGTTGAAAGCAAGTTCGGCGTTCGCCAGCGATGACGGAGCCCCAGCAGCTCCACCCGCAGCGCGGCGTTTGATGCGAAGGGTGTTTGCCATGGCTTAAAAATTGCCCCCGTCAGTGAGCGTGTCGGTTGTCCAGGTTGCATCAGCCCTGAAGCTGGTTGTACCTGAGTCGTAGTAGATGATGCTCCCATCCACTTTATCGGTGTCGGTAAGCGTGAAAGCTCCGACTGGACCCTGCGGACCCTGTGTAGCGATCTCGACGGTATTAGTCCGACCGCTTGTTTGAACGGTGACTGAGTTACGGCTCATCGCGTGTACCCCTGGTCAACGAAAATAACGCCCTCCAAGTAATACTCTTTCAATCCGTTCGGATCTGTGAGCAACACGTCATACCGCAGCTCATCGGGGAAATCGTCTGTGTCTTCATCAGACAAAGACAAAGTGACCTTCCCGTTGGCTCGATCGGTGTAAGCGACGGTGAAGTCGGCGTACTTGGTAGAGCGCGCCTCGTTCCACACCTGAGAGGCGACGGTCCAACTTGTCAGATTGATTGCGTCCCCGTTGCTGTCCTTGAAAATCAGGACAAGCTCGTGATCCGCAGCCCTCTGGACAGTGAAGTTGTAGATACCGGGCTGGACTGCCATAGCTCACCTCCCAGCCCAGTTTAAGGAGTCAGTCCAAGGGCTCTGGGAAAGGCGTGATGAATGGCTCGGTGTTAGCCACCATTTCGCCAGCGTCGTTTAACACCTGAGCAGGGTTGGTCAGCAGTGCAACCAGTTCCTCGGTGGTAGTGCAAGCGTTGATCTCACCTTCGCGGGTGCCGCTGATGGTGCGGACAGACTCGCGGTAAGCCAGCACATCTGCCGGAATTGCAGCGTCGGTTTCAGCCTTGCGGGTGACGTACCAATCAGATCCAGCGAGAAGAGTTTCCGCAATTTCCTTCTGCTTCCTGACCCATACGGTCTTCAACCCGTAGTTGATGACTTGCTCGCCGTCATCGTCCAGGATTGCATCGCCGTTTTCATCAACAGCAGGCTCATCCTCAAGGCGCTTGGGCAGATCGTGATCCCAGTAGAAGCGAGTATCAACTGGAGCGGGATCTGCTTCCCAAGTAATGCCAATCGCTTCCTTTTCTTCCTCGCTGGCAAGGCGCAGCCAGTTGGAAGGGTATTGAGTGCCGTTGGCATCGGTGAAAGGTCGCCCAACGCGAAGAGGCTGACCGTTGATTAGGAATCCCATGATCAGATGGTAGTGGTGAAAAATGCCCGTTTCATAGGTCAGCGGGCTGTAGCGGGCGAAACACCTTCCCCGCCGAATGGATTTTCAGCAAATGCGGCAAATATAAATTGGTTTCCGTTTGTGTTGTAATCCGACCAGCTATCGCGGACCTTAAATCCATTGGACAAACCATCTATCCATCCGGTAGCTCCAATAGATGCAAATGCTGACTCCGACCTAGTATCTTCAGCGCAGACAATGTTCTCTTGACGGTTGTAAGGGTTGCGGGTTGTATCTTGGATAATCCATTTGCCAGCATTAGTAGCAGACTTCATCATTACCCAAGCCGGTCTAAACCCGCAATACACAAACGGACCATCGCTTGACCCGTTGCCGATGTAGCTGCCGAACTTGCTGTAGCCTTCGACTTCGGCAAAGCAGTAGGCGATGAAGTCCTCGCCGTTGGCATTAGTCGCCTCCGCACCAGAGCCGCCTCCAATACTAAAAACGGTACTTGTCGCAGCAGTAGAGTTGAAATAGCGGTAGTTGGTGCTGATCTGATAAGTCTGGTTCAACACCATGTACTGGTCGTTGGATCCCGTGAGGATGTCCTCGACATATACGATCCAGTCGATAGAACGGTCTCGGTTCTTGACCATGATCCACTTAGGGGCAACACCAAGCCCGTGCCCAACAGTGGAATTTGATCCGTTGCCGGTATAACTAACAATCGAAAAACCAGCCGAGGGGTTGGCGCTTACTGTGCTTGTGATGCTGCCAGAGGTGTTGCTTGAGGTGCCGTTTGCTGCAAGCCAAGACCATCCAACATAAGTATCGCCGTTGCCTGCCCACTCACTTGTAGACGTACCACCAGTTGTGAATTGAGCAACAGTAAAACCGTCGCTATCAAACGAACGGAACCAGTCGTTTCCTGAGTTGGTGTTCTCGGCGTTAGCTAGGTTGCTCTGTAGGTATCTAAAGGAACCCCGCACAGAGTCTTGCAGCTTGTGATCAGCCGTCCTGGATCTAGCTTTTACCCAAACAAGATCCGGCTGGAATCCAACCCCAGTAACCGCAACAGGACTGCCAGTACCAGTCCAGAGTGATGTATTGAAATAAGCCGACCCATCGGCAATGTCCGGCGCGGGGAGGTTCGACGTGTTCAGCGCATTGAAACCCGTGGGCGGGGTGTAGGCAAAGGCGCGTTGTCCGAAGTTCCAAGTAAGATATTCAGCGCTAAAATAACCGGAACCAGCAGGATAATGCGGGTAACTAGTATTGACTGCGGCACTAAGCGTCACCTGCAACGTGCCGTTTTTGTAATATGAAATGTTGCCGGTTGACGCATCAAAAGCCACCCCGACCACATCGCCATTGGCTACGGTCCAGGCAGTTGTGGTAGAGCTTGATCCATAGATATAGGTGCTATTTGAGTTATTTGTATTCACAAAGACACCGTTGTTTTTAGTGTCAGTCCAGCTTGTGTAGTTTGCACGATTAACGTCCGCACGTTGTACGCCAAAAACCCAGTCCGAAGAGGCAATCTGATTGCTTGGGGTTACTTCCCAGTACCACTTACCGGTTCCAGCCGGAATTGCAATTGTAGTTGGCAAAGTAGTATTGCCATTGCCGTTGTGGTATAAGTTGCCCTCTGAAAGATTGCTGATTGTTCCGCTTAATCCGCTAATGTTGGTCAGCGGGTTAATGGTTGCAAAGTTCGTCGTCGGCGTGTCGCTCATCACGTCCGTACCAGTGCCGGAGGTGGTGAAGCCAGAAGCGGTCAAGTTATTGCCATTGCCGCTGTGGTCGTGACCGACGCCGTTGGTGGCAGAGGGGTCGAACTTTAGGTAAAAGCCGCTGGTGCCGTGGGAGCCGGTGTAAGCGATGGGACGCCAGACACCGTTGTCGTCGAACTCTCCAAAGTCAGTGACATCTACGCTTCCACTTCCAACCCAATGGAACTCGGCTAAATAAAACTGCGAGTAGTAGGTGCCATTGGTGTCCCGACCAATATAAAGCGTGTTAGTGACTGAGCTGATCGAGAACGAGTGAGTCCCTACAAGGACTCCATTGAGATAGAAACTTGTCGAGCTTGAGCTATTAAACTTAAGAAGAACGTGATACCAGGCAGATAGGTCGTTGTTTGTTCTACCATCAAACGATTCATCCCCAGCTCCTGAACTGTTCGGTCTGTAATACCATTTGGATGAAGTGTTTCTGTTGAACGTGAACGAATTAGCTATCTGGAAGATTGGTTCGTAGACCGCGGCAAAGGGGTCGTTAAAGTGCCTGTTGAACTTCACCCAGAAGCTGACTCCGCCTGCAGTTAGCGAGGAGACGCTTGCACGACTTAAGTAGGAACTCCCATCAAACCGCAAGCTCTGGTCGAGCTCATACGTCGGGACACCGCCCGCAGCCAACAGCAGATTTGCACCCCCAGGAATACCCATGGCTCAGCTGAAGTTGGCGAAGGAAACTGCTTGGATGCTAGTCGTAGTGCGAACGACGTAGGCAATCAAATCAATAGATGAAGCGGCGGTCGTAAGCGTCGGTGCCGTGCCACCTGGGAAATCCCAGTAGCTGCCGTAACTCAAAGTGCGGCTACCGGTGCCGTCCTGCGAAACGAAAATAACGCCAGATTGACCGGCAACAATGTTGGTCGGGTTAGCAAGCGTGCGGTTGCCGCCTAGCGTCACGCTGAAATTGTTTGAAGCGGAGAAATCAGGCGTAATAGTTGCGCCGTCGGTTAGTGCTGTAATGGCGCCGCGCTGTGCTGCGGTAAAGGTCTGAGCCCGCTCCAGCAAGGTCATGGTGCCGGTGGCGTCCGGCATTGTGATGGTGCGGTCAGCCGTGGGGTCTGTTACAGCGAGCGTGGTTTCGTTGGCGTCAGCGGTAGCGCCTTCAAAAACCAGCGAACCGCCAGTCCCTAACGTCACCGCTCCAGTAAACGTTCCGCCAGCCAAGGGCATGTAAGTGGAGCTGGCTGAACTGGTGGTCAGCAGACCAAGGTTGGCAGTGCTGTAATCGCCAACGGTGACCCAACCCGAGTTCGCAGCATTGCGAATCTTGAGCAAGGTGTTATTGGTATCCACCCACCACATGAAAGCGAAAGTGGTGGCGGGCTCAGTGCTGCTGCTGTTATTGCTTACGATCGCGTCAAGGACATTATTTATGTCTCCACGTACGGCAGAGCCAGAGCCGTTCGCAATGTCGTAGTCATGCGTCGCCACAGCCGCTTCCCGGTCGTTTGCTCTACTTTACCCAGCCTTGCCGTAGCCAGTCGCTGACCAGTTGAAGTTACGGTCGATGGCTGTGTCGCTGCTGTTGTAGAAGGTGACGGTGAAACCCGTGCGACTGATGCTCGAAAGCACAAAGTAGTCGCCGCTTGCCATGTTCAACGCGGTGATGCCGATTGTCGGCAAGGCTGTGTTGCTGCCCAAGAGCGCGGCAGTGCCAGAAAAAAACGCATTGCCGAATGTGATCGACTTTGCTCCGGCTCCGCTTGCGACCGCAGAAGTGCTCTGCTCCGTTCTGCGTTGGAACTCGGCAACGTAGCCAAGTTCGTCGACCTTGATGTTCTGGGCAGTGTCTTCCGAAGTCAGTTCCGCTTTGAACTGGAACGCCCGTGCTTTGAAGGTGCCATTCGCAAATTCTGCATAATCCGTCCAGGTCGGGCTCGCGCCATCGGGGTCGTCATCGGTTCTTCGCACGAGAAGTTTGGCGTTCACCTTGTCAACGGTGGCACCGTCCCAGTCGTCCCAGTCATCAACCTGTTCTCCCCTGCTGTCGATCGCGTCGCTTGGGAAGAAACCGCGCGTGACGAAATGGCGTTTCAGGTCCAGCGAGTAAACCGCCTCTAGGTCTAAAACGCTGGTGAACGTATAGGAGCCCGATTCCTCAATGTTGCCGAAGGTGTCGAAGCTGACCATGGCGTCAACGTCCGTCACGTCGTCGAACTCAGCGTCGCCGTCAAGGATCAGCGCGTCAAAGCCTGAGCTGTAAAGGGTGTCTACCTTGCTGCCCTGGAATGGCGGTGAATCCTGGTCTTCCCTGCGATCCTCAACCAGCAGCTTGCCCAAGGTGTCAGGCAAGTCGATGATGATGCTCGTTTCACTTGCGCTGAGCCTGCCTCCGTCATCGGCAAACTTGACCAGCACCTCGCCTTCAAGCAGCGGGATCTTGGCACTGGTGGCGGAACCAGCAACAGCAGGAACCAGGTCAACGCTGTCGCCCCAGCTGCCGCTGCCGTCGGTTTTGCTGCTGTGGCGAATGTAGACCTTGCCGCCGTTTTTAACGTCAAGGTCAACGGTTTCATCCCATTTCAGGGTGCCTTCCTTGTCGCTTGTCGCTTCAAAGGTGAGGTTCTGGACATTGCCAGGGACAGCAGTTTTGCCGATCGCGTTGAAGCTCAGGCTGGCAAACTCAGACGATTGCCTGCCGAGTGAGTTGATGCTGTAGACCTCGATCGTGTAAGTAGCTGCACGAGTGTCGAGAATCTCGTAGTCAGGTTTCGTGACGACGGCTGTCTCCCAGTTGTCGTCATCAGCGCGATAACGCACCTTGTATTGCGGAACGCCTTTAACCGCAGACCAGCTGACAACGATCTTGACCCGAGCTTTGTCGTTGCTGGCGTAAAACTTTTCCTCAGCCTTTGGAGTCCCTGGTGGAGACGGGATCGGGTTGAGGTTCGTGATCGTGCGGGTCGAAAGATTGAAGCCGCGTTCGACGTGGTCGTATTTGGCGCTGTTGTAGGTGAGACCCGAGATCTCGTACATGTGGTAGTCGGTCTCTTTGACACCGAGCACCCGGAAGGTTTGGGTTTGTAGCGAATCGGTCTGGATCACCCAAACCGAATTGACTTGCGGCTGAGTTGACCAGTCCTCGTCGACCGTGATCAGAACACCTGTCCGACTGATGATGTTTTTTGTTTCGACGGACCCATCGGGCAAAAGGACCGAAATTGTTGCATCATCATCCGGGAGGTTTGTCGCATCATCGACAGAAACACTCCTCGTCCCAGCGCCCGCGATCCTGCCGCCGTAGCGGATGCCTGCCCGCACAGGGTCTTGGACTTCGATGATGCTGCCGGGGCGCAGCAAGGTGCCAGCCTCAAGGGAAGCGGTAAAGCTGATCGCCTCCGTCTCCTGCTGTTCGGTATAGAGAATCCACTGCCCAAGGCGATTTGCCTGACCGCGTGAAGTGCAAGCAAACGCCTTCACCTCGGTGGCGACCCATCCGTATTTCTCGATGGCGTCACGGTCCTCGACGACCTCGTAGTTCTGCTCCCTGGTCTCAAGGTCCAGGTAGCTGACGACAGCGACCGTATGGCGGGTTTTCAGGTCAGACCCCGAATAGGTGAAGCCAGGATCGACGACGTTTGCCCTGGTGAACAGGTACGTCGGGTCCTTGGGTTTGTCCTGGCTTAGATCAAGGGTGCCGTTCGCCCAATACGGCTGACAGCGCATCACGCTGCACAGGTCGTTGATCAGCTTGTACGCCTCGTACTGGTTTTGAATCAGGGCGTTGCAGGCGAATCGCGCCTCTTTAGTGCCATCACCTAGCCCAGCGTCGACAAGCTCGTTGGAGTATTGGCTGGCGGAATAGAACGCGAACTTATCGAGCTGCGCTTCTGCGATGTGGTCCCCGAATCCGTACCTCTTAGAAATCAAGAGGTCATAGAGGATCCACGCTGGGCATGTGGTCCATTGCGCTGCGCCGAAGGTGCCGGTCCAGGTGCCGCTGTAGGTGATCCTGCCGGTGGCTTGATCAACGGTGGCATTGTTGGGGATTTTGACCTTGATCCCACGAATGCGATAAGACCGGCTCGGGATCGAACTGAACTGCTCCGCCTGGAAACGCAGACCGACCAGGGCGCTGTTTGGATAGCGCAGCTTCTGGTAGATCAGTTCGGTGTACGCCGAGAACTGCGTCGGGTTGACGTTTTGATCAGTGGAGTCACCCGAGATCCTGCGGACGCGAATGTCTACCGGGAAAGCGCCATCAAGCTCAATAACGTAATCGCGTTCGTATTTGTCAGCAGTTCGACCGCTGATCGTGGCGTTTTTAACTTCGGTGAAACCGCCACCGTTGTACTGGACGTCGATTCCGATGTTGACTGATGTGCCGAGGATGTCGCCCTCGTTGGTTGACCTCTCAAGGCGCGGTACGGCGATACTTACACGAACAGCGTCAACGTTCGTGTCTGTGATCTGTCGGGTGATCGGAATACCGTTTTTTAGTTCGGTGCCAACTTGTTTGACGTCTTCGGTTACGTCGAAACCAGGGATGTACGACTGGGAGTTTGTGCCGTAGCGAGGGGTGACCGTAACGCCTTTGAAGTTGTAGTCGCTGTCCTGGAGGCTGGTTACATCCGCACCAGAGCGCAGAACCGGGGTATTGGTCAGAAAAACGTCTTTCAGAAGGGCTTTGTTGTAATTATCTGTGCCACGGGCGTAGTCGCGTGCCGAGGGGAACCCTTCGATCTCGCCTTCGCTGACGAGATCAAGGATGTTGCCGAAAGCCGTGGAGCTGAGGTTGTCAGCTGTTCGGGTAGGAGTTCTAGCCGGAGCGGGCGCACTGTTCTGCTGAACAATCGTTTGCTGAATTACTTGCTGACCGCCGCCGCCACCGCCGCCAGCACCAATGATCTGACGTTTCTGCTTGTCAGGTTTGGTCATTTGTCGTCAACGTCGAGACCGGCGGAGATGGTCACGGAGCCCACCACAGTCTCACCGTAGGCAATAGGTACGGGCGTCGCCTGCCTGCTTGTGTTTTGGATGCCGCTAAAGCTGTAGGAGTCTGCGCCTTGCGGATCAAGCTGCGAACCTTCGGTGGTCTTGATCGGTGCAAAAGAAGTCGCCGGACCAAGGCTGCCGATCTGCGGAGTAGGGCTTAACAGCTGCGAAACGCCACCAAGGATTAGGGCAGTACCAACGCCCAGAGCCGCCACGCTTCCAAGCGCAGCACCAGCACCAACACCGTAGCTTCCCAGCACACCAGCCCAAGCACCAGCGCCGAAGCTGACGAACGAAACAGCGACTAGCGCGACGCCTGCAATGATCTTGCCCAGCGTGCTCCAAAATCCTGCGCCAGCCACCACCGGGATGATCTGGATGCAACCGGAAACGGGGTTGTTGACTTCCTCTAAATCCGACTCGTAGCTATCAACGACAACCTTGTAATGCCAATCCGCCATGTGGCGTTCCAGCCCAGGGAAGTTGGCGATCAGCATCCGAATTGCTTCGCCTGCGCTGCTGACCTCGGCAAAGAAACGGCGTTTGCCGATGAACTTAGCCAGCGGTCCGTAAAGGCGTATCTCCTTTTCCATACCGCAGCACCCTTCCGACGCATTTTAGGAGCCACTCACCTAGCAGATCCCTGCTCGATAAGCGCCCGCGCAAGTGATGCAGCAGGTAGTCGTCACCTAGGTAGACGCCAACGTGGTTGAGCTTGTTTGACTCGATCGCCATCAAAAGCGCGTCGCCTGGTTCTATCTCTTCAAGCGGCACCTCGTAGAAGCCAGCCTCTTCCCAGCAGCCGTCAAACATTGGGTTGGCATTGAACTCGTCGATGCTTGCTGGTCTGTCCCAATCAGGAAGTTCGACGCCCTGCTCGCCGTACCAGTCGCGAACCAAAGTCCAGCAATCGGTTACGCCCCATACCCAACTCCTGCCGATCAACGGTGCTTTATAGCCTTCAGGCTCGCAGCTGCCCCATTTCTCGGTTTTTGGGTTGACGATGTACCAGGGAAGCCCTGACTTTTCACAAGCGATCCGGTCGGCATCGCTAGGTTCAGGTGGCGTTACCGGATGGCTGTGGATGACTGCTACAACTTCACCCTCGTCTTCAGCGGCGGCGTAATCGACTGGATCCAG